GCTGCGCGGTGCGTCACAGACTGTGACGGCAAGCTATGCCGGCGGCACGGCGGCACCCGTTGCCGGCACCTTCAAATTCTCCACCGGCACGCCGGGCACGGATGGCGCCATCAACGTCACCTCCGCCATGCTGGTCGGCAGCGATTCCGTTCCACGGACCGGCATGTACGCGCTGCGGGGGCAAGGTTGCTCAGTCGCACTCCTCGCCGATGCCATCGATACGACGCAGTATTCGACGCAGGCCGCCTTCGGTCTCTCGGAAGGCGTCTATATGATCCTGACCGGCCCCGCCGGCGACACGACGGAAAATGCCGTCGCCACCAAAGCGACCGCCGGACTCGACAGCTATGCCGCCAAGCTCATGTTCGGGGACTGGATTTACTGGTACGACCAGACCAACGCCGTCACCCGCCTGGTGTCGCCACAGGGTTTCGCCGCCGGCCGGATCGTCAACCTCTCTCCCGAACAATCGAGCCTCAACAAGCAGCTCTACAGCATCGTGGGGAGCCAGAAGAGCGGCTCGGCCGCCTCGGGCCAGTCCAGCACCTATGCCACCGCCGATCTGCAGCTACTGTTTCAAAACGGCATCGATGTCATCTGCAATCCCCAGCCTGGCGGAAACTATTGGGGCGTGCGCTGCGGCCATAACTCATCGTCCGACGCCGCGGTGAATGGCGACAACTACACGCGGATGACGAACTATATCGCGGCGACGCTGAGCGCCGGAATGGGTCTCTATGTCGGGCAGGTGATCAACGCAACGCTGTTCCAGAACATCAAGGCGACGCTGCTGGCCTTCCTGCAAGGCATGTTGAGCCAGGGTCTGCTGGGCAGCACCACCGGCAGCCAGCCCTTCTCCGTCGTCTGCGACACCAGCAACAATCCACAGTCCCGCACCGCGCTCGGCTACGTGCAGGCGGATGTGCAGGTCCAGTACCAGGGCATCAACGAGAAATTCATCATCAACGTCGAGGGCGGCCAGACCGTGCAGATCAGCAGCACGACCGTCAGCAACGCGCCCTCCGCGTAACGTCAACCCGACACGTCCTTCTCACGGAGCGCAATCATAATGGCTCTCACCACGTTCAACACCGGCAAGGATTGCCAGGTCGTCGTGCTTGGCCCCTTCGGCCGCGTCGACCTGGAACACGTCACCAGCTTCGAAAGCCGCCAGGTCACCACCTCCGTGCGTGTCGACCGGATGGATGGCACCATGGTCGGCGCCGAACTGCCCAAGGGCTGGGACGGCTCCTTCGATATCGAGCGCGGCTCTTCCTCGGTCGACGACCTCGTGGCTCAGATCGAGCAGAGCTACCTGGCCGGCACCACGCCCGCACCCGGAACGCTCTATCAGTACATCGATGAGATCGACGGCTCGACCTCGACCTATCAGTACAGCGGGGTGGTATTCAAGCTCACCTCCTCCGGCCTCTACAAGGGCGATGCCAGCGTGAAGCAGCGGCTGGAATTCTTCGCCACCAGCCGGAGCAGCGTCTCGTGAGCCGCCCCTCGGACATGATCCTCGACGGCAATGGCTTGGTCGAACTCATCGATGCCGAGGGCCGCTTGCTGCTGGTGCGTAAACCCAATGTGCTCGACCGGCTGCGGCTGTTCAAGGCGGTGGGACCGGACACCGCGCAGAACGAACCCTATCTCGGCCTGGCGCTGACGGCTTGCGCCGTCAAATTCATCGACGGCGTGCCGGTTCCGCATCCCACGAACGAGCAGCAGATCGAAAACCTCATCCTCCGCCTGGGCGATGCCGGAATGAATGCCGCCGGAACGGTGGTCGCGGTCCGTGCCCCATCGGCTGCGGAGGTGCGAGAGGAAGCGGGAAACTCAGCCGGCACCCAGATCTGAGAGAATGTCTCTATCTCGTCAAAAACGGGGTGCCCTTCGACATCGCCTTTACCCTGCCCGAAGCCGAGCGCCGCGCTTACACGGTCGCCATCGGCGAATTGGACGGCTCGAAACGCTATGATTGGCGGGCGATGGGCTGGGAGCAATGACCACATGCCGAGCCTCGCGCACCTCTCCCGCCTGGACCTGACCGAGTTCAAGCGCCGCGCCCTGGCGGCCGGCGCCGCCGCCCTGGCCGAGGCCGCGCGCCGCCGTGCCGCAGCCGCGCCCGGCGCGATCACGCATGACGTGACGGACGATGATCGCGCAAACGTGCGGGTGGTTGACCCTGCACTCGTCCGGCGCGAGCGCGGCGATGTGGGCCGGGCGCCTGCGCCCTTCCTCGCCCCGGATGCCGCCGATCGCCTCGCGGTGCGCGCAGCGATCGTGGAAAGCCTGCGAAAGGATCTGACGTGAGCGAGGAACTCGACTCCATCGGCATCTCCCTCGTCCTCGACGACGAGGTTGCCGAGGGGATCCGCCGCATGAGCCGGGAGATGGCGCTGTTCAGCCGCCAGACCGAGTTCACGGCGGCACAGATGAGCCGGGTCGCGCGGCAGCATCTCAGCGCCCATCTGCCGCCGGAGCCCGAGCGGCATAAGCCCGCGTCAGCGCCCGTGACGATCGCGGCGCCCCCCAAGGCACCGGCGACGCCGCCGACGGACGCATCGGCGGTGCCTTGGCCGGTGCCGCCAGCACTGGAGCGGATGCCGGCGCCAACAGCACTCCAAAGGGGCGCGATGGAGCGAAAGCCGGCGCCCGCCGCGATCGCACCGATGCCGAGCCCGCCAGCGCGTTCGCCAGCGCCCCAGACGGGCACAGGCCAGGCGCCGGTTGTGCAACGGGTGGTGCAGCAGGTTCCGCCACAGCCGCGCCCCACCGCGCCGACTGTGCAACAGGGTCCGGCTACGCAGCGCCCCGTGCCAGCCGTGCAGCAGGCTTCTACCCCGCCGCGTCCCCCCGCGTCGGCAGCGCAGCAGGCGCCGACTCAACCGCGCGCGACGCCGGCCCCGACCGCTTCAGCATCGCCGCGCCCCGCGACCGTGGCACCGCCGCCACCTCCATCCCCGACGGCGCCATCGCGTCCGGTCGATAAGCCATCCGCAAGGGCGAAGATTCGGGTCGCTCTGTCAACTCCGCCGTCGCCCTCTCCGGCTCCGTCCCGCGCCATCCCGGCGACAGCTGCGCCAGCCGCTCAGTCGCGGACAACGGGACAGGCGCGTAGCGGCCCCACGCCACCGGCAGCGGTCCCCCGGCCCGCACCGCGCGTGGCGCCCACGGCAGTTGTGCGTGCACCCACGGTGGCAAGCGCGCCGAGCCCCGTGACGGCGCCAACGCCGCACAAGACCCAAACCGTGGTGGTGGCGCGTCGAACGTCGCAGACGGCACCCGCCGCGCCGGCTCCTGCGGTGGCACCGCCGCAGACAGCCGCCGCTGCGATCAGCCAAGCGCCACCGCCTATAGCGGTCGCACCACCGGCCCCGCTACCCATTGTCCCCGAGCGCGGAGGCGGCCCCGCCCCGCCTGTGCCCGCGTCACCCGCTCCGCAGAGCCCAAGCCGAGCCGCTCAGCCATCGGCTCCGGTGGCAAACACAACCGCAACGCCCGAGGCACCTCCGGCACCTGCGCAGACGCAGCCCACGGTGAGTGGCAAAATGATGCTTGACCGCGCGCAGGTAGGGCCATGGATCTCGGGCGCCATGGCAAGGGAAGCGGCGCGCCCACCCACCGCCGCCCGCGGGTTCAATACGCGCATGACGCCAGCATGGCCCGGCATACCGCTTTAGATCAGCAATTCCACGTTTGTTGTGTGATCATTTTATCTTTCGTCGCCAAAAAATCAAACAGAGTGACGGCTGACGATGGACAACGGTGACCCGCGCTTTCCCTATCCAAGGTTTCTGGGGGTTGACTTCGTCTTCGTGCCCCACGGTAATCCGCTTCCGTTGGAATGGATGGCTGCACATCCGAACTACGTGACGATCTCGGCAGTCTTCATTCCGGACCCGCCTTCCGAACTGAACATGGGGTTGGGTCCGCAGACCGGGGTTGAGGCGCAGCTTGAACTGCTGCAGGACGTGGGGACCTACGAAGTCGTGATCGACTACGCGGGGAACTGGACCATCCGGCCGGTCGAGCCGCTCACACCGCAGCCGGCGCCGCGGATCGAACCCCCATCCGCACAGCCGCAGGAGGCTCGGCCACCCGGACCCATTCTCGACCCGCAGCCGAAAGAACCGCGGCCCGATTACCTGCGCTGTGTGCCCCCGCCGGGGCCGAGACGCGCTCGTGGGGGACCGCCGCCTTTGGGTCCGAATCCGGCGGCCCGCGGGATGGATCCCCTCGCCCCGGAGTTCGCGCCTACCCTGGTGCGCAAGACGGCGCGGATCATGGCCGGTATGGACCGGGTGATGAGACCCGGCGGCATCGCGACGGATGAGGGGCTCTCGGCCGCTGTGCGTGCTGGGATGCAGCACCTTGACGCGCACAAGGGCGATGTCCGCGCCGCCCTGGCCGCGGCGAAATCGGGCGAACCGACACGAGACAGTCCAGTGCCGACACCGCCGCCCCTGCACCAGCCCGAGGAGACGGGCGAGCCCGCGGTAACTGACGACCCTGCTGGGCAGCCGGTGTGGCACTTCGTGCGACCCAGGCGCAGCGGCGCGGTCAGCAAGCCGGCCCCATCCTCGGCCGACGTGGATAACGGCCCAACCCCTTTTGCAGGCGAAGACGCGATTGAGACCCTCGGCGCCATGCTTCTTGGAGCCGGAGTTGCGCTCGCTGCAACGGGTATCGGAGCGCCGGAAGGCCTTGTTTTGGCGGGAGAGGGCGGCAGCGTCCTCGCTGGCGCAGCCATCGCAGATCCGGCGGCTGTCGGCGCGGGAACCGCAACGGCCGCGGCCGGAACAGTCCTAATGAACCAGAGCCAGGGGGAGAGCGGAGGCGGCGGACTTCGCGAAGCCATCGAACGAGAAATACAAGAAAGCCAATTTACCGGCGGCAAAATTGTCGGCGATATAGGCAAACCGCACGCGGTCTCAAATCCCGATCCCACTCTGGGGCCAGATCAGGTGCGCTATCAGGTCTTGTTTTCGCATGAGTTTGGTAAGGCTACTCCTTACTCAGTGAACTATGATCCAGCGACCGGTCGGTTCGGGATCATAAAGATAGCGAGTGGACGGTAGCGTGTCGGTGTGGCAGTAGCAGCAAGCTCGCCTCTGTTTAATCCGATCGACTAGGAGCCTGTCCCAGTAATCGTCTTCAGTTGTGGTTTGGGGCGAGGCTCTGACTGAACGCGGTCGCGCGTCCCCTCACGCGGTGAGTTTGGCGAGGTTGTGGGCCGT